TGACGAGCTGCCCAACTGGGCGAGCATGAGGGCATACCACCAGATGAAGTCGCGGCTCCGCGGCCCCGCCGTCGACAAGCGCATCCGTGCCACCGGCAACCCCGGCGGGCGCTGCCACGCAGAGATACGCGAATACTTCCAGATCGGGCCACACCCACACGGCTACTTTCCGATCAGAAGCCACAAGGCTAACACGACGCGCATGTTTATCCCTGCCAAGGTCCGTGACAATGTCATCGGCCTATCGCAAGATCCGGGGTACATGGCTCGTCTCGAGGGCCTGGGCGACCCGGAGCTGGTGCGGGCGTGGAAGGAGGGCGACTGGAACGCCATCGTGGGCGCCTACTTCGCGATGTACTCGCGGCAGGCCTGCGAGGTGGAGCCTTTCGCCATCCCTGAGGGTTGGGGGGTGTTCACCGGAGGCGACTACGGCGAGGAGAACCCCTGCTGGTGGGGCATCGCGGCCGTGGACTACGACAACGACGTGTGGATCGTCGACGAATACCACCGTGCCGGTGCGGGTGGGGCGGACCACGCTCGCGGCATTCGGGCGATGGTGGACAACTGCCCCTTCATCCGCGACGCGCAGCCCCGTATGCACCTGGCGCCGGCCGATATGTGGACCTCGCGGAAGCCTGGCGAGGCGTCGCAGGCGATGGCACCGCAGGACTCGTTCACCAAGCAGGGCCTGCACCTGACGCGCGCCAACATGGAGCGCGTCAACGGGTGGCGCAACCTGAAAGACCTGCTCTATCCGCAGCTGAACATCACCTCGCTGAAGCTACGGCCGCGCATCCACTTCTTCCGTGGGCGCACCGAGGAGCTACAGTCCTCGCTGGCGTCGGTGCAGCGCGATCCCAATAACGCCGAAGATGTGCTCAAGGGTGGCAACGACCACCCGGCGGACGGCCTGCGCTACATCATCAACCACGTCTACAAGCCCCGGCAGCTGCCGGCAGCCCCGGCGGCGATAGGCTCTGGCGAGCTGCTGCTGGAGACGATCAGCAAGCTGGGCCAGGAGAGCAGGACGCGCTATGGCTGATATGAGTCTGAGCTCTGGCGAGCGTAAGTTCTGGAAGAAAGAGTTTTCCATGCTCGACGAGCTGTACCGCGTCCGCATGGACCAGTGGCAGCGCCTCTTCGATGTCTACAACAAATCCTGGAAGAAGAAGGTCCGGGACCTGGAGATGAACGAGGTGGTGTGGGTGCCCCTCTTCTACTCGCTGGTGCAGCAGACTATCGCCACCATCGCGTATAATCACGCGACCATCTTCTTCACCGTCGAGGACGAGGACGACAACCAGTTCGCAGAGACGGGCGCGGGCAACCCTGCCGGCGACATCCTCGAGCGCGCCGCCTCTTCGTTCCTGGAGCTGTCCCACTCCAAGCTGCACGTCCATCAGGCCATCTTCGACAGCCGCTTCTGTGGCCTGGGGTGGCTGCGCCTCGACTACAACCCTCCCGGCGACGACCTGATACCGCCGTACACCGCCAACGACGCTATGGCCGAGGATATGGTCGCGGTCAGCCGTATGCCGCCCGGCTTCGTGCATCTGGACCCGCAGTGCCCGCCGCACATCCTGGGCCATGCTCGCTATATCCGCGAGAAGATGTGGGTGCCCCTCAAGCAGCTACGCGACGACAAGAGCATCAAGAACCGCCGCCAGATCAACCGCACCGACGTGCGTGGCGACGACGACCTGAGTTTCGGTGAGCCTATGCGCGAGGAGGCGTCGAACCCGGAGCAGAAGGCCATACGCGAAAGCGTCACCAACGGCGACTTCGTCCTGGTGGATCGCGTCCACGACCGGATGAACCGCAAAATGATAATGTTCGCGCCGGGCGTCGACGAAGAGATACAGGTGCGCGAGCATCCCTTCGCCAAGGTCAGCTTCCCGCAGGTGATGACCTCCGACGGGCAGCCGTCGCACGACCCGCAGACGGGCGAGCCGGTGCTGGACATGGACAACGGCACCCCGGCGCCGGGATGGCTGGTGCCGCAGGGCTTCCCCTTCATCCCGGTAAAGTTCGACATGAGCCAGTCCAGCTTTTACCCGGTGCCGCCGATGGAGCAGGTGTTCGACCTGCAGATGTCGATCATCGAGTCCATGTCGCGGATGTCTGGCGCTTTGAAGCGGGGGGCAGAGCAGTATCTGGTGCGGCGCTCCGAGGCAGACCAGAACGAGGGCCTGGTGGACGGCCTGCGTAAGGGCGTAGACGGGCAGTATCACCTCTCCGAGAATCCCGAGAATACGGTGTTCCCGATACGTACGGGCGCGGTGCCGCCGCTGCAGCAGAACTTCGAAGATCGGGCGCTCTTCTACCTGCAGCTGACGACGCGCGTAAACGAGCTGGGCCAGGCCGGCGAAGACCCGGACACAGCCACCGAGGCGGGCCTACTGGCGGCAGCCTCGTCGATACTAAGGGAATGGATGGAGTCGGGCGCCCACGGTGGCGTCGCCGGCATCTACACCACTATGACCCGCGGCGCCTTCGGCATCATGGGCGACCCGCGATATACCCCGGAGCGCTTTGTCCTCAACGTCGCCCCCAGCGGGCAGCAGCGCCTCTCCAGGGCCTTGCGGCATACCGACTTCTTGTGGACGTACCGCATGAAGGTCGAGGCTGGCAGCACGCGGCCGCTGTTCGAGGAGCTGCAGCGCTCCAAGGCGGTCGACTTCTTCGACCGCGCCTCGCAGCGCGAGGGCTTCGACCAGACAGAGCTCGACAAGTTTCTGGCGTCCGCGTACGAGGTGGTGGACCCGGAGAAGCTACTCAGGGACGAGGCCAACGAGGATGCGCTGCAGGCGGTGGCGCTGGAGAACGAGATGATGGTGCAGACGGGCCGCGACCCTGGCGTCTCTCCCGGCCTGGACCATATGGCGCACATACAAGGCCATCAGCGCTACGTCGAGAACGAACGGTATCAGGAGCTGGCGCAGCTGGCGCAGGCCACGGACCTGCAGGGCAACCTTATCAACCCGCAGGCGGTGCAGATGGTCGAGATGGTCGACGAGACGGTACAGAATCATATAGCCCAGCATCAGCAGGCGCTGGAGCAGTTGCAGCAGGGCGCCACGACGCCGTCGCCATCTGGGCGCGCGGCTGTCCTCGACCTGCAGGGCGCCGTGCAAAGCACCGCCCAGACCATATCCAACACCGTACAAGCAGGAGCGCTCGATGTCGGCGAATAGCCTGGGGGAGGTGCTGGAGCTGCTGGCCGTCGACGGGTGGATCATCAAGGTCCGCGTTGCCGGCCTGGGTGACATACGCTGCTGGCTGCGATGGCAGCGGGGCGCCATGCCCGATGATGGGTACCGGGAAGAGTCGACGACAGTAAGCACGCCAGACGAGGCGGCCGGCTGGCTATCGGCCACCGCCCAAGCGTGGGACGAATAAATGCCGGGCCTGGCTAGCTGGAACTACCGCTGTGAGGACTGCGACCGCGTCTTCATTCATACCTACGAGCCGCCGCGACCCAAGACGGTCGCCTGCTCCTGTGGTGCGGTGGCCCGTTGGACCTACTGCCGGCAGAACATGATACACCCGACGCACTCGGGCCGTAAGTATGGAGAGTTTGACCCGCAGTATGGGTGTGTCGTCCAAGATTACGCCCACCGTCAGCGCCTACTGAAAGACCGCGGGTGGGAGGAGCTGCCGCCGCTGTCTGTCGAAGAGGCGCGGCACGGAAGCCTTCAGGGTGAGGGCGCTACGGCCGGCGGCGATGCGTCGACGGTCCTCAAGGCCGACAGCCTGGACGAGATAGAGAAGTCAATCAACCAAGACATGGTGGACCGCAAGCTCACCGGCGAACGGGAGCGGCGGCCCATGCAGGAGTCGTGGATAGAGCTTTGAAGGCGCCACGGCGCGACAGAGTAGGACACTTTACAGGAGAGCATCACCCATGACCGAAGTAATGGCCGATCCACCCGCAGTCGAGGGGCAGCCATCAACGAGTCCGGAGCCCACGGAGCCCACGCCGGAGTTAGGCGCTGGTTTCATGGACGCGGGTAGCTCGGATGATGGTCCAGCGGCGGCGGAGGGGCAGTCGCCCGAAGCCCGGTCCTCGACGGGCGTCCCTATGCCCGAAAACGACAACCCGCCCGCGCAAACAGAAGAACAACGCGAGGGCACGTTACGCTGGGATGATTGGACCCGCAAGACGCAGGACATTGGCGACGAGAGGCGTCTTCTCGCAGACGAGAAGGCCACCTTTCGTCAGGAGCGCGAGCAGTGGATCACCGACCGCGAGCAGCGGCTGGTGGAGCAGGCGCCCAGCGATGGTCAGGCGTCGAGAGCAGATCAGTTCGAGCAGGCAGCGCAGATGTCCGACGACCCGGACCAACGCCGCGGCCTCGTCTACATGGCCGACCAGGAGCGTACTATCACCGAGCTCAAGAGCCAGGTGGGTACGCTCATGGAGAGATTCGAGGAGATAAACCCTCGCGTCGAGGCCACCGAGAGGGCCGCGAATGAGCTCACGGAAGAGCAGAACCAGGCGTTGCAGAAGCAGATTGTGGATGAGACGCAAATAGCCAAGGGCGCCTTTGGCGTCGAGGCTGTGGCGGCCGCCCGCAACTTCATCTTGCGCAACCTGAATACCCTCAACGACAAGACGGGGGAGGTGTTTTCCGTCTCCGAGTTGGTGGCTATGCATTCAGGCAAACCCCTGCAGGAGACGCTGCAGGCCGTGGAGAAGCAGCGCGAAGCACGCGCTACGGCAAAGCGGCAGGCCTCGTCGACGACGCAGACGCACGGAGAGAGCGCCGGCAACGGCTTCATCTCGCGCGCGGAGGCGGTCGAGCAGATCCGCAACGGCGGAGGATAGCAACAGCGTAGCGGAACAACCGAAAGCGAGTTATTCCGCATGGCACAAACCACATCGGAGGAGTGGGACAGTCACTGGAGTTCGACCAGAAGGACTGTCCGCCCCGAGGTCATTGACAACTTTTTCGAGGATTATCCTACCCTCGAGATGCACCGTCGTCGTGGCCTCGTCGTCACCGACCAGGG